CGTAATGATGCTGATGCATCTGCTGCACCGCCGGAGGTGCTGTCATGATCGGCGCGCTTCCCGTCATCACCGCAGATCAGCGGTTGTCGGAACCCCGCGGCGTCAAGGGCTGCATCTTCGGCAAATCCGGCATCGGCAAAACCAGCTTGCTGTGGTCGCTCAACGCCACGACGACCCTGTTCATGGACCTTGAAGCAGGCGATCTCGCCATCGAGGGCTGGCAGGGCGACACGATCCGGCCGCGTACCTGGATAGATTGCCGCGATTTTGCGGTGTTCATCGGTGGCCCAAACCCCAGCTTACGCGACGATCAGGCCTACAGCCCGGCGCATCACGCTGCTGTTTGCCAGAAGTTCGGCGACCCCGCCGTGCTTGAACGCTACGAGACGCTGTTCGTGGACTCGATTACCGTTGCCGGGCGGCTGTGCTTTCAATGGTGCAAGGGCCAGCCTGAGGCGTTTTCGGAAAAAACCGGCAAGCCGGATGTCCGGGGGGCTTACGGGCTGCATGGCCGCGAAATGATCGCTTGGCTCACGCATCTGCAGCACACCCGCGGCAAGAACATCTGGTTCGTCGGCATCCTTGACGAGAAGCTTGATGATTTCAATCGCAAGGTGTTCTCGCCCCAGATTGATGGCGCCAAGACCGGATTGGAACTGCCCGGGATCGTCGATCAGGTGATCACCATGGCGGAGATTGCCGGTGCTGATGGGCAGCCCGCGCGCGCCTTTGTTTGCCAAACGCTGAACCCGTTCGGCTTTCCGGCCAAGGACCGCTCCGGGCGTCTCGATATGATCGAGGTGCCCCATCTCGGCCAGCTGATGACCAAGATCCACGGCCCGGTGCGTCCTGCGGCCGCGCGCCTGACCTATGCCGCCACTGTGCAGGACCCGCCTGCCGAGGCTGCTTCAACCCCCTCCCACGTCAATTGAAAGGACAAATCCGATGACCGGACTCTGGAACGATTTTAACTCTGCGCAATCAAGCAGCAACGTGATCCCCAAGGGCACGCTTGCCAAGGTGCGCCTGACCATCCGTCCCGGCGGCTTTGACGATCCGTCGCAGGGTTGGACCGGCGGCTATGCCAAACGCGGCGCCACCGGAGCTGTCTATCTCGACGCTGAATATACCGTTGTCGAGGGCTCCTTTGCCAAGCGCAAGATCTGGTCGCTGATCGGGCTCTACAGCCCCAAGGGTCCGGATTGGGGCAATGCCGGGCGCGGCCTGATCAAAGACATCCTGAACTCGGCGCGTGGCATCGGCGACAAGGACAACTCGGCGCAGGCACAGGCCAAACGCCGGATCAGCGGCTTTGCCGAGCTGGACGGGATCGAATTCATCGCCCGGATGGACATCGGCTCCGACACCAATGGCGAGGACAAGAACGAGGTCCGCTCAGCCGTCACGCCCAGCCACCGCGACTATGCGCAGCTGATGGGGCAGGGTGGGTCTGCGCCGATGCTGGGCTACAGCCAGCCCCCGGCAAACAACGCACAGCAGCAGGGCTATGCCGCCCCGGCTCCGGGCTACGCAGCAGCCAGCCCCCAAATCCAGACAGCGCAAACCCCTGCGACCCCCGGTTTTTCCGGGCGTCCCAGCTGGGCCGAGTGAGGGGCAGAGCAATGCGCCTTCGCCCCCGTCAGAAACTCTTTGTCGAGCGCAGCCTTGCTGCGCTCGACGCCCACGGCAACACGCTGAGTGTGGCGAGCACCGGGTTTGGTAAAACTTTGGCTTTGTCTGCCGTTGTTGGGCAGCGCATTGCTGAAACAGATGCTAAGGCCTGCGTGCTGGCGCACCGCGACGAGTTGACCGATCAAAACCGAGGCAAGTTTGTCCGGGTCAATCCGGGCATGACCACGTCGGTGGTCGATGCCAGTGCCAAGTCGTGGGCGGGTCAGGTAACCTTCGCCATGGTGCCGACGCTGGCCCGGATCGGCAATCTCGCCGCCATGCCGCGGCTTGATCTGCTGGTGATCGACGAGGCGCATCACGCGGTGGCGGCAAGTTACCGACGCATCATCGACCATGTCCGCAATGCCAATCCTGACGCGCGGATCTTCGGCGTCACCGCCACCCCGAACCGGGGCGACAGACAAGGCCTGCGCGCGGTTTTCGACAATGTGGCCGATCAGGTGCGTCTGGGCGAGTTGATCGCTTCGGGTCATCTGGTCCCGCCGCGCACCTTCGTCATCGATGTTGGTGTGCAAGACAAGCTGCGCGCGGTGCGGAAATCGCTGGCGGACTTCGACATGACAGAGGTCGCGTCGATCATGGACCGTGCGCCGGTCACCGACGAGGTGATCCGCCACTGGAAGGAGAAAGCGGGTGACCGGCAGACGGTGGTGTTCTGTTCCACTGTCGCTCACGCCGCGCATGTCACTGAGGCCTTCAACGCTGCAGACGTACCAGCTGGGCTGATCCACGGCGATCTACCGAGCGATGATCGCCGCGATATTCTGGCGGCCTACGCCGCCGGGGGTATTCGCGTCATCGTCAACGTGGCGGTGCTGACGGAAGGCTGGGACCATCCGCCGACCTCCTGCGTCGTTCTGCTGCGCCCCTCATCCTACAAATCGACCATGATCCAGATGGTCGGGCGTGGGCTGCGCACCATCGATCCGGAGGAACACCCCGGCGTCATTAAGACCGACTGCGTCGTGCTGGATTTCGGCACTTCGAGTCTGATCCACGGCACGCTGGAGCAGGATGTCGATCTCGACGGTAAGACCGAGACTGGCGAAGCTCCGACCAAGGTGTGCCCGGCCTGTAGCGCCGACATTCCTCTGGCCTGCTTTGAATGCCCGCTGTGTGGCGAGGTTCTTGGCGCTGATGACGACGGCGAGGCCGATGCCGTGGGCCGCGCCGAGTTGACCGGCTTCATCATGACGGAGATCGACCTTCTGAAGCGCTCCAGCTTTGCTTGGATCGATCTGTTTGGGGCCGATGACGCGCTGATGGCCAACGGGTTCAACGCCTGGGGCGGCATCTTCTTTCTGGAAGGACGCTGGCATGCGGTCGGTGGCGCAAAGGGCCAAAACCCCCGGTTGCTGGGCATCGGCGAGAGGACGGTGTGCCTCGCGCAAGCCGATGATTGGCTGAACGAGCTCGAGACAGATGAAAGCGCCTTCAAAACGCGTGGCTGGCTGAAACAGGCCGCCACAGACAAGCAGCTGCAATACCTGCCGCCCGCCTATCGGCAGGATTATGGCCTGACGCGCTATCACGCCTCGGCGCTGATGACGTTTACCTTCAATAAACGGGCGATCCGCCACCTCGTCATGACCGCCGCCCCCGACCAGCGGAGGGCCGCATGAGCATTGTCGCGCAAATCCCATCCCCGCCCACAGCGGCTGAGGATCGAGCGCTGCCTGCGCGTATCGGGTATCGGCGCCCAAGCCTTTGTGCAGTCTGCACGTCTCCCACAAAGGGGTTTGGCTGGTTCGATCCCCATCAGCCGCGCTCGCACCGAACCCGCCGCTGGTTTTGCTCCATGGGCTGCCAGGCGGCCTTCACCCTCAAAGCCCAAAAAGGATTGAACATGGTCGATTTCACCGAAGAGGAAACGCGAGTGCTGCCCGCCGTCATGCGCGCGCTTGCGCCTGAGATGGAGCGCATCGGCTGGGATCGGCCGCTCGCCGGTTTGACCACCAATGACATGCACCGGCTGATCGTTACCACGGTCGCGGCATTTCGCGCTGAAATGGCTCTGATCACCAAGGATACGGAGATCCCATTCTGATGTTGGACTATAATCACAGGCCCAGCTTCGGCGACAAGGTAAACGCCGCCGTCGATGCAGCGCTGACCGCTGACAATGCCGCCCGCACCCCGCGCGATTATCTTGGTGGCTCGCGCCTTGGGCATGCCTGCGAACGCGCGCTGCAGTTTGAGTTCGCCCACGCGCCCAAGGACGAGGGCCAGGATTTCAGTGGTCAGTTGCTGCGCATCTTTGCCATCGGGCATGTCCTTGAGGATCTGGCAGTGGCTTGGCTGCGGCAGGCTGGCTTTGATCTCTACACTCGCAAGGGCAACCGGCCTGACGGCGGCCAGTTTGGCTTTTCTATCGCCGGTGGGCGCATTCGCGGCCATGTCGATGGCATCATCGCCGCAGGCCCAGAAGGTCTCGGACTGGCCATTCCTGCGCTCTGGGAATGCAAGACGATGAACGCCAAGAACTGGCGGCTCTGCGTCAAGGATGGCGTCACCAAGTCCAAGCCAGTCTACGCCGCCCAGATCGCGGTCTATCAGGCCTATATGGATGCGATGGTCCCCGGCATCGCGGCCGCGCCAGCGCTGTTTACGGCAATCAACAAGGACACCGCCGAAATGCACCATGAGTTGGTGCCCTTCGATGCCGATCTGGCGCAGCGCATGTCGGATCGCGGCGTGCGGATCCTGCAGGCCACCGACGCGGGCGAGTTGCTGCCGCGCATAGCCCAAAATCGCGACTTCTTTGAATGCCGCTTCTGCCCATGGGCTGAGCGCTGCTGGGGGATGCCCGCATGAGCGACGACAACATCATCCATTTCAACCCTTGGCAGGATTTCAACGACGCACCC